AACCGAAGTAATCGAAACGTTCTACCGCGGCGTCGCAGCCGACGGCGAAGTCATCAAAGAATCGAAATCGAAGACCGCCGTCGAGCGCCCCATGCGGCACCACCCGAGCGGGACCATCGAAACCCGCGACCTCGTCGGCTACTACACCCCCTGGACGCCCGTAGCGAAAGAAGACCCCAAGTGAAGCGACTACTGATCAAGCTCTACACTCGCAAGTGCCGCGGCTGCGACGACCCCAGCCCGCATAGTCACCACCTGACCACGCTCGGCAGTTGGCACTATCTCGGCAGGATCGGCAAGTGAGCGCCGCCGAAGCCCGCAAGCCCGAGCCGAGCGGCGCGCCGATGACAGTCGTCTTCGACCCGCGCAGCAACTTCGCCGCCCCGCCGAACCTGATCGGCTACCACCCCGGCGCGAGCATGCTGAAGGGCTGGCTGACGCAACGCCTCGCGCCCCTCGCGATCCGCAAGCGACTCAAACCCGGCTGGCATGTCCATATCGAGCCTTACCACCCTGGCCGCACCCTGACCGGCGCCCTGCGCGACCGGCAAGACAAGGAACTAATCACCTTCGAGATCAAAGCGGGGCACTACCTATGAGAACTTTCCTTGCATGGCTGACCAGCCGCCAGCGCTGCGAATGCGGCAACTTCAAGCCGCCCCGCGCCTCGACCTGCTTCGACTGCTCGCTGCCTGGCGCCGACGTCATCATCATCGAACTCGCCGAGCGCCGTGAAAGGCGGCACGCCGCCTAAACCGATAGACTGTTAGAGCACTTCAAACAATCTCGCCAGACGAAAGAAGAACTCACCATGTCAGACACGAAGCCAGCGCCCGACTACCTCGCCGCGGCTAAACTCAACCTGAACGCCCCCGACGGCATCACGATCGAACAGTACGCAGGCAGAGCGGCAGCAGCACTAGCGCAGGCCACTATCGCCCTGGTCGAAGCGCAGCAGACCGCGAACCTGCTCGCCTACCTGAACGTCGCGTCGCAGTACCGGCTCGCCTACGTCCCGAGCGAAAACATCCTGAAGTCCGTGCAGGCGGACGTCGAAACCCGGCTCGGTCTCGCATGAGCCGCGTGCACCGCGTCGTCGTCGAGTCCTACCCGACGCCCGACGGCAAGCCCTTCGACCAGCAGCACCAGAACGACTACGAGACCGCCGTCGAGCTATTCCACAACCCCGGCGCACCGCTCGACTGCCCGCCCTGGCTCGAAGGCATCGACCTCTCAGATCGCGTCTACGCCGATAACGACGACTGGCGCGAAGGCCCGATCGCCGGGGCGACCATCTGCTCGGGCGGCGAGCCGCTGCTGACCGTGCCGATCCTGCGCCGCGCCAACTACTTCAGCAAGGCGGCAGCAGCGAACCGGCTCGCCCTGCTGACGGCATGGGGCGCGGTCGGCAGGGTCGAGTCGTCTGCGCCGATCAAGTGGGAACACCCCGAGCCGAAGCGGCGCAGGCCGACCGTAGACCAGCCGATCGCCGGGCAGACCGCGATCGAAGACGTGCTCGATCAGGCCGCATAATGGCCTGCATGAAGCGCCCGTTCAGGTCTGAAGAACAGGCGATCGACAACCGCGACCGGATGAACCGGCGCAAGGGCAAGGGGCCGACGCAGCAGGTCGCCTATCCTTGCCCCGACTGCACCGCCGAAGGCTTCGCGACGGTCTGGCATTTGCGCACCGAGCGCCCGATCGAAGGCAAGATCGCGAAGGTCGTGCAGCTGCGCAAGGGGCCGCGTAGGCGCAGGCCAGCGCACCGGCCCGAACTCGACGAAGACTATGAAGGGCACTGGGCAGCATGAGTAGACAGCAGCGCGGGACAGGCTACGTTGCAGCCCTGGTCGCCCGGCTCGGGGGCGACGTCCTGATCACCGACGAAGAAGCCGCCCGAGCGGGCGACCTGGTCGTCAAGCACGACCGGGCGCGGGCGCAGACCCGCATCCTACTGAAGCCCGTCGAGATCGTCGGCGAGATCGTGACCGCAGGACAGCAGTCGATCGAGCCGCCGAAGCATCAGTGCGAGTCGTGGCAGATGATCGTCGACCACCCCGGCAGGCGCCGCTACTGCGCCGCCTGCGGGAGGGTTGAAGCGTGAGCGCGGGCGATATCCGCTACCTGCTGTCGCTCGGCCTGGATCTCGAAGAAGTCGCCCGACGAGCCGGGCGCACGAAACTCGCAATCGAAAAGGAGCTTGAGAAGGATGACGATGACAACGAGTGAATACGTGAAGGGCAAGCTCGCCGAGTTCATCGACGAGTACGAAGGCGCCGAGATCGACGTCGACGGCTTCTTCGGGGCGCAATCGCCGGATCTCGCCGCCGCCTACATCGGCAGGCTGCTCGGGCGTGACTGGATCTTCCCCTACCCTGCCGCGGTCGACCTTTGGGAAGACCCGCTTCAGGTCATGGTCGGCAACTTCGAGCGCGTCGCCGACTGGGGCTTCGAGACTGGCGACCTGGCAGTGTTCGACAAGACTCACGGCAGCGGCTTCGGCACGGTCGGGATCATCACCGGGAAGGCGACCAGCTTCGGCCTGGAAGTCTTCACGCAGACCCCCGGCCCGGCCCGCAAGATGACCCTGTCGGCGACCAGCATGCTCGGCGCCTGGCGGCTGAGTGCGGGCGCTGAGTGCGTCAGGGCCTACGACGAATATGCCGCCTGGCATAGCGTACCCGCGCCGAAGGTCGAAGGCTGGGGCGTGTGGAGTGGCAACGAAGGCGAGCAGCTGGGGCACGTCGAGATCATCACGAAGCGGCAGGCCCGGCACTACCGCCGCCAGACCTTGAACGCCCGCCTACGCGCCTTCTTCGGGGATAGCAAATGACCGCCCGGTTTGACGTCTACTACGGCGGGCCGCGGGACGGTCAGCGCTGGGATCTCGACCAGCAGGTCGCCGCCGACCGGATCGTCGACGGGAACGGGGCGGTCTACGTCAGGCACCCCGACTTCGACACCGACACCGACCGGGCATGGTTCAACCTGCCGAGCGACAAGCCGACCGCAGCGAACGGCGTGCACGTCGAACCGCAGGCAGGGCAGAAGTTCATCTGCTTGCAGGATCTTCGAACGCTGCTAACAACCGCCGTCAGGATGGGGCACGCCGACACGGCGATCGTGCACGGTCGAGTGACCTTCGGTGGCAAGGTCATCCTGCTCGGGATCAAGCCCGCGACTCCCGATGATAAGCAAACTGACCCTAGCGGGTAAGTTTGAATGGATAGAACCAAGTAGCGACACGCCGCAAAGAGAGTACCGCCCCCGCTCGAACCGAGTGGGGGCGGTATTGTTGTATGCGTACAAACATTCTTCGCCCTAATGGGGGGCGCCTGGGGAAGGTCTCGAAATTGATCACACGCTGCTGCCCGGCCTGCGCCAAACGACACGCACAACTCGTATCCTCGAACTGCCCGATCTGCGGCGGCTTCGGAACTGTCACACTGGGGGCCGCAGCGCTGTCGCTGCACGAACCCGCAACCGTCTCAACCGCCGTCAGCATAGCCCTCGAAGCTGTCGCCCGCGGCATCGACCATAATATGACCCTCTCAGACGACCGCGTCGCCCCCCTGCGGGCCGCGGTCGTCCTGCTGACCGACTCTGGCATCATCGAGCACGCAGGCACCCGCAAAACGGCGCACAAACCCCGACACTTGCACCTTGTCGCCGACGACTCGGTCGCCCTCGAAGCTGCGCGGGCCTACGTCCCCACCGTGCAGCCCGTCGATGCGATCCTCGAAGCCGCCCCCGCCTACGCCTACGCCGAACACGAGCGCCCCAACGCCCGCGGCCTGCCGATCATGTCAGCAGCCGGTCACCCGTCCCACCTGGCCCGCGTCGCCGACCCAATGACGCCCGGCAACGACACCGCCGCGACGGCCCGCGACCGCCGCCAGCAGGCCCGCAGTGCGACGATCCTCGCCGAAGCCGCCCCGAAGGTCGTCAGCATCAAGGCGCGCGCCGCAGTGAAGGCCGCAGCGAAGCAGATGGGCCTCGCAGCATGACGCCGGGCAAAGTCACGATCCTGTCGGTCGCAGATCTCGAAAAGCTCGGCTCGCTGAAGCCCGTCCTGCATCACGACATGTGGATCGAATGGGTCGACGTCGCCGAACTGTCCCTATTTCCCGGCAATGCCCGCAAGGGGGTCGTCGAGAAGATCGTCACGTCGATCGAGCAGAACGGCTTCTTCGACCCGCTGACCGTGCAGCGCTCGACCGGCAACATCATCACCGGCAACCATTCCTATAAGGCGGCGCTCGACTGCGGCATGAAGCACGTCCCGGTCGTCTACCTCGACGTCGACGATGACCGTGCGATCGCGATGAACCTTGTTCACAACAAGCTAAGCGACGACGCGACCTATGACGTCGACGCCCTGGTCGCGCAGCTGACCAGCGTCGAAGACCTGCTGCCGACCGGCTGGACCGAAGCCGAACTGAAGCAGCTGCTCGGCGACAACAACCCCGAAGAAGACCTCGACGAACCGGCGAAGAAGATCCAGACCGTCGAATGCCCGAACTGCTCGCACCAGTTCGACCCCTCCGAACACAGAATCGACTTCTAAATGAGCACCAAACGTATGTTCTTCGGCCTGCTGCTGACCATGCTCGGGATCTTCGCGATCGTCGACGGCATGACCGATGCCCCGATGCCCGACCTATGGGAAGTCTTTGGGATCTGCTCGCTTATCGCGATGGGCGTCGCGCTACTGACGACCAGACCCGAGTAGGCTGAAACGAAACGCCCCGCGACATTCAGAGTCGCGGGGCGTTTTGTTTTTGGTCAGGGCGTCACTCTAGACGCCGACCAGAGCCGGGCTTACTTTTGGGCTGGTCCCACTCGGCGCGGGCGCGATCATGTTGCCCCTGCCTGGCCGGGCGCGGTCCCATTCGTCGATCGTTGCCTCGTTCCACGCGGGCGACTGGCCGAAGTAGGCGTCAGGCTCGGGAAGGTCGCCGGGCCGCACGTAGTTCGGGTCGTCATAGCGTGCTGCGAGCTTGCGATGATGCGTGGCTCGGGCGTTGTAGGCGCGTGCCGACTCGATGCTGATACCGAGCTTGTCGGCAAGCAGTTCGTAGTCGAGCAGTCGTTCGGGCTTGTTTGTTATAGCCATTAGAACATCGTACCTTATCTGTGGGCGCAGTAAGTCAAGCTGAAAGTAACACGATTTGCTTGGAGTTTGCTGAAAGGGTAAGAGCAATTTCTCCGCAAATCGTAATATTCAAGCGTGTCACAGATGAACAGATCAAACAAAGTTATGAACCGAACGGCGCGTCGGCTGGCTTTTCGGAAAAACTTGCATGACATATGACACATTCGCGTAACCCTCGGGAACCCGCAATCGATTACAGCGGCAGCGGCGCCCTAAGCCTTCCCACCTAGGCCTCCCGCGCTCGGGCACCATGTCGGACATACCGCCGACACCGAAAGGGGAATAGCCCCCATGCCCCCGAAAGTCACCCCCGACACGATCGAAGCGCAAAAGCGCGTCGTGAAGGCCCTCGAAATGCGCGCGATGGGCATGACCTATCAGCAGATCGCCGACGCCCCCTACGAAGGCGGACCGGGCGGCACCATGTATAACGGCGACCGGCACAACGCCCGCCGCGCGATCGTCGCAGCCTACGAAGAGACCATCAAAGAACCTGCCGACGAAGTCCGTCAGCTGGAAATTCAGCGGCTCGACATGATCATTCAAGGCCTGGCAACGAAGGGCCTGTTCAAGGGGAACGTGCCCGTCGTGAAGGCTGGCATCCTGGCGATGAACCGACGGGCGAAGCTGCTCGGCCTCGACGCCCCGACCGAGATCAATCAGCGCGGCGGCGGCAGTGTGCAGCTAGTCGTCGACCCCGCAGCGCTACGCGAAGGGATGGACGTCGCGGCCTTCGAGATCGAAGAGACCGAAGACTGATGCTAGACAACGCCCCCGCGACCGTCGTCCAGTACGACTACACGCCGAGCGAGAAGCAGGCCTTCGCCCACTCAATCCACGTCGACGAACTGCTCTACGGCGGCGCAGCTGGCGGCGGTAAATCCCGCTGGGGTCGCGCCGAAGCGGTACTCGCCTGCCTGCAAGTGCCCGGCCTGCAAGCGATCATCTTCAGGCGCACGTACCCCGACCTGAACCGTTCGGTCGCCGGGCCGCTACTGTCCGAGATCCCGCAGGAACTCGGCTACTACCACCGCAGCGACCACAAATGGTATTTCAACAACGGTTCGGTGCTCGAACTCGGGCACCTGTCGACGGCGAAGGATCTCGACAAATATCAGGGCGCCGAGCTTCAGTTCATCTGCTTCGAAGAAGCGACGCACTTCACCGAATACCAGTTCCGCTACATGAAGTCACGCCTGCGCGCCGCGGGCAAGGTCCGCGAAGGCCTCGAAAAGCTCGGCCTGAAGCCCCGCATGATCCTCACCGCGAACCCTGGCGGCGTCGGGCACCATTGGGTCAAGAAACGCTTCGTCGACCCCGCCCCGGCCCGCACCGTCTTCAGGGCGAAGCCGACCGCGAAGCAGCCGAACCCGCCGACCCGCTGCTATATCCCCGCGACCGCCTTCGACAACCCGCACAACGACGGCGGCTACATGGATCACCTGAAGGGCCTGCCCGACACGCTGCGGCGGGCGCTGCTCGACGGCGACTGGAACGTCATGGAAGGCATGCGTTTCCCTCAGTGGAACATCGCACACCATGTGATCGAGCCGTCGGCGCTGCCGATCCCGCACGTCGGCTACCCGCGGGCGATCGGCATCGACTACGGCAGCAGCGCCCCCTTCGCTGCCCTGTGGGGGGCGAAGCTGCCCGACAACCTGGTCGTCGTCTATCGCGAGCTTTACATCAAGGGCCTGACCCCGCGGCAGCAGGCCGAAGCGATCCGTGATGCCGAGCAGGAGGGCGAACGCATGCCCGAGCGGCCTATCTCGATGGTGCTCGACCCGTCAATGTGGGCGAAGTCGGTCAATAATCCACTTGCCGTCGCGAGCAATGGCGCGCCCCCGCCCGGCTCGATCGCCGACGCTTACTATCAGATCTTCGGCGACTCGATCGGCAAGGCAAGGAATGAGCGGGTCGGCGGCTGGGCACTGGTCGACGAGCAGCTGCGCTTGCGCGACGACGGCCTGCCCCGGCTGCTGATCCACTCGTCATGTGTGAACCTGATCCGCACCCTGCCCGCCCTGCCGCGGGATAAGAAGAACCCCGACGACGTCGACACGACCGCCGAAGACCACGCCCCCGACGCGCTGCGCTACCTGCTGCAAGAGTTGATCGGCAAGGGCGCGCACCAGCCCTTCAGCGCGCAGGGTCTCGCCGATCGTCGTGCTGCGACGACCCTGACGGGCGATCTGTCGACGGCCCGGCTGTGATCGCGGCCAGCCTGGCGCGCATGACCTCGCGCCGGTCGCGGGCGGCGGCAGCGGCGAGTATGGCAAATGCTGTTTCGAGTTTCAAAAAAGGCCTTAGAATGTAGTAACGCTTAGAACAAACTTAGGTGGGCCGGTAGCCCGAGTCAAGCCTTCCCACCGCAGGCCCGGCGCGTCGCCGATAGTCGGGGCATGGTTGTTAAAGCAGCGCCGGAAGTCGGCATAACAGGCGGCATCGCTATCAACGCCGAATCGAAGACGGCAGCGACGGCCTTCATCATCGAACCGCTCGACCCGAACCCCGACCTGCACTTCCCCGTCAGCATCCCGATCTACGACGAGATGCGCACGACCGACGGGCAGGTCGGGTCGCTGATCTCGGCGATCAATCTGCCGATTCTGGCCGCGCGCTGGCAGCTACAAGGCGCGAACGTGCGCCCCGAAGTGATGAAGTTCATCGAGACCGAGATCGGCCTGAACGTAGCTGACGAAGCGCTCGAACGCCGCCGCCGCGAAGGCATCGTCTGGCTCGACCACCTAGAGACCGCGCTGCTCGCGCTGCCCTTCGGCTTCATGCCCTTCGAGCAGGTCTACGAAGCAGGCCCGCCCGCGCCCGGTCAGGAGAATGTCGGCATTCCGACGCTGCTGCACCTTCGCAAGCTCGCCCCGCGCCTGCCGCGCACCATCACGAATATCTTCGTCGCACGCGACGGCGGTCTCGCCGGGATCGGGCAGACCCCGATCGACCCGAAGGCCAAGCAGGATGTCTTCATCCCCGTCGACCGCCTGGTCTTCTACTGCCACAAGCGCGAAGGCGCCGACTGGTCGGGCCGTTCGATCCTGCGCACGGCCTATAAGAACTGGATGATCGGCGACAAGATCCTGCGCCTGTCCGCGCAGATCATCGAACGCAACGGCATGCAGGTACCGGTCATCTATTACAACGCCGAGAAGCTGCCGAAGAATGAAGCAGACCAGATCGTGCAGGGCTTCAGGGCCGGGGCGACCGCTGGCGCGTCAATCCCCGACGGGGGCGGCAAGCTCGAACTGGTCGGCGGCGGCACCCGCAGCGCGGTCGACGCCCTTGAACACATGAAATATCACGACGAGAAGATCGCCGAATCAGCCCTCGCCATGTTCAAGACGCTCGGGCATGACACTGGCGCCCGGTCCCTCGGCGACACCTTCGTCGATATCTTCACGCAGGCCGTCCAGTCGATCGCGAACTACTTCGCCCGCACCGCGACCGAGCACATCATCCGCGACCTGGTCGAGATCAACTTCGGCCCCGACGAACCGTACCCGACCCTGACCGCTGGCGACCTGTCCGCGAACCGGGCGATCACCACGACGGCAATCAAGGAACTGGTCGACGCGAAGATCGTCGTGCCCGACCAGCCCCTCGAAGACTTCATGCGCTCCGTGAACGGCCTGCCGCGGGCCGACGCGGCGACGGCCCGCGATATCGCGCCTGCTGCCGCCCCCGCCGCGCCACCGGCTGTCGCGGCCCTGGCCGAAGGGGCGCACCCGACGCTCGACCGGCTCGAAGCGATCATGCTGCAACTCGCCGAGCACCGGAACGGCTCAAATGTGCTCTAGGTGCGACACGCTGGCGGCGGATCTGACCGCTGAAGTGATGCTTGCCGCCGCCGAGCGCGAACTTATCCTCGCGCAGGCCAATGTCGGCGAGTCCGTGCCGCAGGCGATCCGGCCCTTGTCGGACGTCGAGCGGCGGGCGAAGATGCGCTTCAGTGAGATCGAAGCGTTAGAACATTCTGCTGCCGAAAAAGCGGCTAAGTTACTCGCCAGTAACGCGCAGGTTTACGTAATAGTAATTATCAGCGAAATTTTCGGCAAAGAAGATGCCGTTCAGCCGAGCGCCGTCGTTGACGCGCTCGACGCCCTGAACAGGGCGCAGCCCGACGACGTCATCGCCGAGACTGCCCGATCGCAAAGTGCCATGTCCACCATTCTAAGCGACGTCTATGCCGAATCCTCGAAGATCGTCATCGGCGAAGCGCAGCGGCAGGGCGTGAAGAAGACCCCGAAACCCCTGACCGCCGACGCCGGGCGCTTCGACCTGCTCGCGAAGGCCGTCGCCCTGCACCCCTGGACCCGGCTCACGTCGAAACTTCAGGCCGACATGATGACCCCGGCGACCCTGATGAAGACCGCCCTCGCCGCTGGCGACCCGATCCTGCGGGCCGACGTGCAGAAGACCCTCGAAGCGATCCCGCTCGACGGCGCCGAAGACCTGGCACGGCAGACGATCCACACCGCGCACGGCGCAGGCCGGGTCGACGCCGCCGCCACCATGCCGCCCGTAGATATCGTCGCGAGCGAACTGCTTGACGGGGCGACCTGCGACGCCTGCGCCCGAGTCGACGGCAAGGAATACAAGAGCCTGACCGCCGCGACCCGCGAATATGAGACGGGCGGCTATGGCGCCTGCAAGGGCGGGGCGCGCTGCCGCGGCACGCTGGTCTTTCTGTATAACGAACTCGGCACCGACGCGCCCCCGGTCGTTCCCGAGCCGTCGCCGCTGCCCGTCCTGGTCAAGCCGAAGACGCCGCGGAAGAAGCCGACCCCGCAGCCCGCCCCGGTCGTGCCCGACGTCGTGAAGACCCCGCCCGACGGGCCGAAGAAGAAGCAAGCACCCGCCCCCGCCGCCCCCGGCCTGCCCGCCGCGCCGACCGGCACCCCACCCAAGCGCCGCAAGGGCCAGACGCAGCGCTACGACGCCCTGAATCAGCTGCCGGTACAAAAGACCCCGCTCCCGGCGAGACTGTCCCTTGATTACCTGCGGGCGCTTGCGAAGGATCTCAACCCCGGCTACGCCGACAGCATGGGCCGGGATAAGAACTACTCGAACAACTGCTCTAGTGTCGTGCAGGCCTACGAAATGCGCCGCCGCGGCTTCGACGTGAAGGCCGCGCCGGTCAAGGCGGGCAAGGGCCGCTATGACGAGCAGTATGTCGGCGAGTGGTGGCAGAACGCCGACGGCACCCCGGCGAAGGTGACCTTCACGAACGACCTGCCCGCCCCGACGGCGACGCATGTCGACGGTAAGAAGATCCTGCCGAATAGCTCCATGCTGGCGAAGGCGAAGCTCGACGAATACATCGACGCGATGCCCGACGGCGCCCGCGGCTTCGTCGCGCTGCACTGGACCAAGAGCGGCGGGCACGTCTTCAACTTCGAGAAGATCGACGGCAAGGCCGTATACCTCGAAGGGCAGACAGGCAACGTCGACGCCGCCCGGCACCTGGCCCCCGGCAAGTTCAAGCCCGCCTCGCTGCGCGTCTTCAGGACCGACGACAAGGTGCCGACGGATGCGATAACCGAAGCCCTTGAAACCCGGCCCGACGCCCTCGCTGCCGAGCTTGCCGCGAAGCCGCTGACCGTGACGCAGATGAAGGCGCAGTCGCAGCACCGCGTCATGACGCAGGCCGACGGGAAGAAGAAGCTGCTGCTCGGCAAGTACCGAGTGAACCCGTTCACGCGAAAGTGGGAAGAGATCCCCGCCGACGTGCTACAGCAGGTAAAGAATGATTTCCTGAAGCACTACCCCGGAGGGATCGTATGACGACCACTTTTGAGCAGGCCCGGCAGATCGCCGAGAAGGCGAACGGCCCGGCCTGGCGGGATCTCGGCAACAAGGGCCGGTATATGGTCGCCCCCTGGGGATATGAAGACGCCGACGCCTGGCTGATCGTCGAAGGCGCCGCCGAACTGCTGATCGACCACGATCACAGCTTCGACGTGCCCGACCAGCCGCTCACGATCGTCATGAAAGAGACCGGCGAACTGCTGCACGTGCAGTACCTCGAAGCCGAAGAACGCATCGACGCGATGACCAACGTCGGCCCCGTCCCAAACGACGACCCTAACGCATAGCAGAAGGCCCCGACTTTTGGTCGGGGCCTTCGCTACGCCTGGCTGTAAGGATTTATAGGGGAAGGGTCGGTCTGGACTAGGTCGGCGCCTACATTCAGGCCTTCGCGCCATGCCAGCGCCGCTATCCGCTGGATCAGTGCCGCCCGGTCTGCCGGGTCGGCCCGCTCGATATGCGCAAGGTGCACGCCGAGATCCACGGCTAGAGTCCCTTCAGGTAGTCAGCAACGTCGGGCACTTCAGCGTCGCGCATGCGGGCCGAGAATGCGGGATCGGTACCGATCCGATCGCCATTCTTCAGTGTGACGATGATGCGGCCAGCGTTCAGCTTGTCTTCGCGGATATCGACGACCGTGCGCCATGCGCGGCCAGCGAGAACAACTTCGCCGACCTTGACCTCGCTCCACGGCTTCGACTGCGCCGCCTTGACTGCTTCGACGTAGGCTGCGCGGGCCTTCGCTGCCTTGCCCGGCTTGACGAAGACGCCCGTACCGCCGCACTTGAAGCATTCGCCGCCCTGAACGTTGCGGAAGGCGGTAAGGATGCCAGTGCCGCAGCAGCGCGAGCAGGGCACAACGGGAAAGCCGAGCTTGTCGTGTGTGGGGACGTCGTTGCTCATGATACTTTCCTTCGTTTGATCGAACCGTTAGAACAAACCTAAGCGGCTTGGGCCATCCCGTCAAGTCTTCCCACACGACACGCCGCCTTGCGTTCAGTCTGCACTCATGACTATTGCGACGACCACCTTCAAAGACGTCCAGCTTGTGAAGGCTGGCACCTGGGGCGGGATGACTGGCCGCTCGACCATCACGCCCGAAGACCTCGCCGACGCTGTCGCGGCCTACGCCGACCCCGAGATCGACCGCGGCGTGCTGAAGATCGGGCATGACGGCGACCTGAACCTCGCGACGGGTCAGCCCGCGCTCGGCTGGATCGAAAACCTGAAGCTGTCCGATGACAAGCAGACCTTGATCGGCGATCTGACCGATATCCCGTCGAAGCTGGCCGCGATCATCCCGCGGGCGTTCCGGCGCCGTTCGGTCGAAATGACGCTCGGCGCGAAGACCCCGAGCGGGAAGACCTACCGCGCCGCCCTGACCGGCCTCGCGCTGCTCGGCGCGAAGGCCCCGGCAGTGAAGGGCCTCGACGACATTCTGAGCCTTTACGCCGCCGAAGGCGACCCGCTGGAAGGCGACGAGACCGTCGCGTTCGCCGTCGACGGGGCGACGGACACGGCACCCGTCCCACACACCCCCGGCGCGCCCGGCGAGTCTGGCAATGGAAGTAACACACCCGACGAAAGGACTGCCGAAATGGCACTCACGGACGCACTGAAGAAGAAGCTCGGTCTGCCCGAGACTGCCACCGACGCCGAAGTAGAAGCAGCCCTCGAAGCCGCTGAACTCGCCGCCCCGGCAGCATCCGAGAAGACCGCCGAAGAGATCGCAGCCGAAGCCGCTGCTGCCGCCGCGGCCACCGACGCCGCCGCAGCTGCCGCCGCTGCTGCTGCTGGCACCGCCGCCCCCGCGGCTGGCGCCCAACTGGCCGAAGGCGCAACCGTCATCGTGTCCGCCGTGCAGTTCGCTGAAATGCAGTCGCAGCTTGCGTCGCTGACCACCGAGCGCGCAGCCGACCGCAAGGCAAAGGCCCTCGACGACGCGATCAAGACAGGCCGGATCGCCCCCGCCGAGCGCGTCGCCTTCGCCGCCGCCCTCGAAGCCAACGAAGCCGCAGGCCTGGAACTGCTCGGCAAGCTGGCCCCGCGGTTCAGCACGGTCGAACTCGGCGCCGACCACGCGGGCGACGCCGACACCGACGACGCTGCGCTCATGGCCGAAGCCGACCGGCTCGGTCTCTAACCGGATCTCCCGAAAGGTATTCACCCATGTTTGGTAACGCAGCGCAGTCGTTCAACGTCTGGTCAGATGACCGGGCAGTCACCGCCAAAGCATCCGGCGCTATCCCCGGTTCCCGCTTCGTGAAGCTGGTCGCAGGCGGCACCTTCCAGCAGCCGAAGGTCGCACTCTGCGGCGCAGGCGAGCAGGCGTTCGGCGTGTCCGGTTGGAGCGTCGCCGACGGCGAGACCGTCACGATCCAGCAGCTTGGAACCTGGACCGTGACCGCCTCGACGAACCTCGTCGCCCCGGTCGAAGTCCAGTCGGACGCCGCAGGCAAGGCCGTCGTCGTGTCCACCGGCAAGCGCCTCGGGTCGGTCTACGCCGACGCGGTCGCCAACGCTGACGCCGCCGTGCGTCTGTCCCTCTAGAGCAGATTAGGAACCTGACATGACTACTCTCACCTACCCCGCGGGCGCACCGTCGGTTAGCGGCACAACCCTGACCGTCGACCGTGCCCTGAAGAACCCGACGTTCCTCGCGAAGCGGATCGTGCCCCCGAACACGCAGTTCCTTAGCGAACTGCTGTTCCGTCCCGGCACGACCGACTCGGGCGCGGTCATCTACGCCGAAGGCTCGATCGACAACATCTACCCTGCCCGCGGCGACGCGCAGCAGATCGAACCGGGCGGCGCCTACCCGATGGTCGACGTCGACGACGTCGCCGACAAGGTCGAACTGTCGAAGAAGTTCGGCGCAGGTTACTACGTCCTCGACGAAGCGAAGATGCGCAACAACTTCGACCCGATCGCGAAGGGCAACCTGAAGGTGCGCAACGCCCTGATGCGTCAGGACGCGGCCCGCCTGCTCGCCGCATTCGACGCGAAGGTGCCTTCGGTCAACTCCGTCGGCGCCTGGACGACCTCGAAGGTCTGGAAGACCGACCTGCTTCAGGGCCTCAACTCCATCAAGGGCCTTCAGCTGGGCTTCACCCCCGATACGGTCGTGATCTCCCCGAACACCGAGACGACCCTGCTGCTTCTGGATGACCTTCAGAACTGGGCGCCGAAGGAAAACGCGAACCTGAACCCGCTCTACAACCCGTCACTGTCGGGCCTGCTCGGCCTGAACTGGGTCGTCAACGAGTTCGCTTCCGACGACAAGGCGATCCTGCTTCAGACGAAGGTAACGGGCGTGAACGTCACCGAGCGCGCCCTGACCGTCGAAGTAGTCCGCGAAGGCACCCGCGGGCGTAACGTCGTCCTGGCCGACCGCTTCGGCGTCCCGGTCATCGACGAGCCGGGCAGCGCCCTCGTGATCAACGGGATCGGTTCCTAGTGGCTACGCCGCAGAAGGCCCGCACTTCGACCGGCGCCGAAGTCCAGACCAGCCCGCTCGAACAGGACGTCGCAGGCGCCACCCCGCCCGCACCGGCCCCGGTCGTGCAGGCCGAACCTGACGCCCGCGAATCGGCTCTCGCCGCCCTCGTGAACGGCACCGCCGAGCCGGTCATCCCCGCCGACGAAGAAGTGCCGGTCGATGACTCGGTCGTCATTGACTTCGGCGGTCGCAGCAAGGCGATCGTGCTGTTCAGCCGCTATCACCAGTTCGTCGACGGGATCTTCACGAAGGCCCGCAAGGGCGACGTGATCGCGACCGACGCCGACAGCCTGAAGCGCGGCGTGCGCATCGGTGCACTGAAGAAGCTCGGCGAGTAACCGCATGGCAGTCGATCAGACTGCCGGTAACGACTGGGGCGTCACTGTCGAAGAAGTTTCGGCACTGGCGCCCCATGTCTCTATCGGCACGAACCCCGCAGCAGTGGCCGACCCTGTCTTCGTCAAGGCCGACCGCAGCATCAGTATCGGCGAAGTCGAAGCGTGGATCTCGGACGTCGCCGGGCGGGCCGCGCTGCGCCTGGCAAGCCTCGGGCGCATCACCGACGAAGCCCGGCTGAATGTCGTCGGCAAGGCCGCGCACGACGCCGTCGTGAACGGCGCGGCTTCTTACCTGGTCGCCGCCGCGCACCCGATCGGGCAGACGAACGCTGGCGAAGGCTACGCGGCGCTGCTCTGGTCCCGCTACGAATCGGCCCTTGAAGGTGTCGGCCTGGTGCTCGACGGCTGGCTGCTGGAACTGCCGCCGATCGTGCCCTTACTAGAGGGCACCGGCTCGGGCTTCTTCCCTGCCGCGATGTTCCCCGACGGGCAGCGCTTCTAATGACAGGGCTGACCTTCAGTGGCGCCGGAACGAAGCCCGTAACCGCCGTACTGCAACGCTGGCAGGACAATCTCGGCGACGCGACGCCCGCGTTCAATGCCATGGCGAGCTATCAGAAGAAGACCGTGAACGCCCGCCAGTTCAAAGAGCAGGGCAGCGTCGAAACGGGCAAATGGTCGGCCCTGTCCCCGCCCTACGCCCGCTGGAAGGCCCGCGTCAGGCCCGGTCGCCCGATCCTCGTCTTCGACGGCGACCTGAAGCGCGAGATGACCGTGCCCGGTCAGGGCATCTATGACGTCTGGCGCTCGGGCATGAGGGTCGGCACCGATATCGAATACGCGATCTACCACCAGAAGGGCACCCCCGGCATGCCAGCACGACCCCTTATCGGCGAAGCCCGCCGACGCGACACCCTGCACTTCGCGAAGATCCTGCAAGGCTGGATCGTCAACGCGCAGCCGGTGGCTGACTGATGCTCGGGCCGGAAGGCGTGACCCGCGGCGTCTATTTGCACGCTTCAAACAATCTGCCGGGCAGGCTGGCGCAGCTGCGCACCCGCTACGGCATCGAGACCGCCGCGGCCCTGCCGGATCTCGCGCGGATCTACCCGCATGAAGTCCAGACCCTGTCGATCGAGAAGTTCCCCGCCCTGGCCGTCGTCGTTCCGAACACGACCGGGCAGCTGGGCAACCGGCAGACCGACGTCGATGCGACCGGCGAAGAGTACAGCTACCGCTACCCGGTGCAGCTTTACAGCTATGCGGTCGCCGATGACGAAGGGGCGACGTCGCTCGCGATCCTGCGCTACACCCTGGCCGTGCGCGAAATGTTCCTTGCCGACAAGATCCTGCCGGTCGATGCCCCGCACCGGGCGGTCATCGACCCGCGCACCCTGATCGAGTCCTACAGCGAACTGGACAAGCGCGACGCGCAGTTCATCGCCGCGTCGATGGTTCAGTTCGAAGTCGTCACGCATGAATGGCTCGCAGCGCCCGGCGACTTCAGCCAGCCAGCAACGATCGAACTCGGGGCCGAAGCGGTCCCGAGCCAGCACCCCTACTTCACCGAGTAGGGCAACACGCGCCCCGTCCCACACGGCCAAACCGGGGCGGGCGAAGGTGAACCCATGAGCGGCAGCATACGACTACACAACCCCGGCCAGTTCGAGCAGGTCATCGACGACGTCGGGCACGTCCTGGCGGGCGGCGAGAGCCGCACCGTCGCCGAGACCGACGACTTCACGAAGACCCTGATCGACCGGGGCGTCATCCTCGCCGCGCCGTCTGAACCGAGCCTGATCAGCAGGCGCACGAAAACCAAGCCGACTAACGCAGACGGCGAGACGAAAGGTAACGAATCATGACGTCTATCGGCGTTCAAGTGACCACGAAGCTTAGCTCTGGTCCCTCCAACACTGGCACGCAGTCGGGACGCCTGCACGTCGCAGGCCTGACCGAGTTCGGCCCGGTCGGCAAGGCTGTCGTCGTCGACTCGATCGCGAAGTTCATCGCGGTCTTCGGCGACCGCACCGCCTATTCGAGCAACCTGTTCGACACCGCCCGCATGTTCTTCGAAGAAGGCGGCAGTGAACTCGTCGTGTCCCGCGTCGTCGGCGCAGCGGCCACGAAGGGCGCGCTGACCCTGAAGGACTCGGCGGACGTCAACACGGTCAAGATCGAAGCATCCGATCCCGGCGCGCACTCGGCGAACTTCACGGTGCAGGTCGCGACCAGCGGCGGCACCTTCGACGTCACCCTGCGCCGCGCCGGTCAGACGGTCGCGACCTACCTCGGCCTGACCTCGCCTGCCGACTTCGTGCAGAAGGCCGCGACGAACCCCTACGTCACCGTCACGTCGCTCGGTTCGGTCACCGCCGCCCCCGGCGACAACCCGAAGACCCTCGCCGCGACGCCGATCCTCGCCGGTACTGACGACCGCGCAACCATTACCGCCGCGAACGTGGTTAGCGCACTCGACACCGGAACGGGCGCAGAAGGCGGCGCAGTGGCAGCGCCGGGCTACAGCGTGTCTCAGATCGGCGCCCTGCTGCTCGACCACGCGGCCCGCACCGGCAAGGTGGCACTGCTCGCCCTGCCCGCTACTGCGACCGCCGCAGAAGCCGCCACAGCAGCCGCCAGCCTGGCGACCGACCCGAACGGCGCCTATGGCGGGATATTCTACCCGCACCTGATCATTCCCGACGGCGGCGCGACCCGCACGATCAGCCCCGAAGGCTACGTCGCAGCCGTGCGATCCCGCGCTCACCGCGACGTCGGCTTCTGGCGCGTACCCGCTGGCGACCTGGCCCGCACCCGATGGGTGCTCGGCACGAACAAGCCGGTCGACACCGACGCGAACAACACCCTCGCCGGGTCGATGGTCAACGGCATCGCGACGACCGGCTCGAAGGTCCGCCTCTACGGCTGGCAGTCCCTCAGTGCCGACCGTGAAGGGCTGGGCCTGCTGACCGCACGCGACGCCCTGAACAACCTGACACTGTCCGTGAAGACCGTGCTCGAACCGTTCGTTTTCGAGACGAACGACGCGAAGGGCCACCTGCGCAGCTACATCGAATCGGCCGTCGTCGGCGTGCTCGACCCGATCGCGAAGCGCAACGGCTTCTACCCGCTGGCCGTCAACGGGCAGGAACTCGACCCCGGCTACAAGGTCAGCGTCGACACGTCCCTGAACCCACTGACCGCGCAGGCCGAAAACAAGGTCGTCGTCGCCGTGAGCGTCCGACTCTCGCCGACCGCGCAGCTGATTCAGGTCGAAATCATCAAAGTGCCGCTTGCCGGTACGGTCTAAGGAAAGGTAAACGGCAATGACGAGCACAGCAGAGAAGGCCACTAAGCGGCAGTATCTCGTGACCATCGAAGGTATCCCCGGCACCTGGCGCCAGTTCAGCGGCGCGGGCGGCTCGGCCTCGGTCACGAAGGACTACGACGGCGGCAGCGACCGGGCGGATCTGCTCGCCGGTCCCGCCGAGTGGGACGACATTGAAGTGACGCGCACGATCGCGCCTTCCCGCGACGACGTGTGGGTCGCGCAGCTGCGCAAGCTGCTCGGTCGCGGCGTCTTCAACATCACGAAGCAGGCGACCGACGCGAACTGGACGAAGGTCGGCAACCCGACGACCTACCCCGACTGCCTGCTGAACGGCTTGCAGGAACCTGAGACCGACGCGGCAAGCTCCGACGCCGCCGAGATCAAGCTGAAGTTCGCGACCAGCGGCCCGGCCTGATCCCAATAGATCCCCGTCGCCCTGTTGGGCGCAGATAAGCGACGGGCGCGTAAAAGTGTGGGGCGGCTTCCCTCTCGTTCGGCCTGCCTAGTGCCAACACGGAAGCCGTCCCACACTCGCGCCTGCGCCCCGGCGACGATCAGGTCATAGGGCCGACCGACCCGCGGCGGCTACTGGGCAGACAAGGAAACATCATGGATTTTGGCACCGAAGTACCCGATATCAGCGGCACCGAAAACGACCTGACCATCAGGCCGAAGAACGCCGAATCGCTCGGCCTGCACGCCGCCCCCGCCGCCCCCGCGACCGCCAGCTTCGGCGACAGCGCGCTCGACCAGCTACTCAGCCTGGCCGACACCGCAATCTCGAACAAGGTGAAGTTTCCGGTCACGTCCCGTCAGGGCGGCTTCGTGCTTGAGTTCGACGCCGTGATCAGCGAGCCGGATATCAAGCGCTACCGCGCCGCCGCGCAGGGCAAGCGGAAGAAGGCCGAAGACGCCGACATGAGCGTAGGCAACGCTATGGCGATCTTCGAGAAGAACATCGCGATCTATCAGGACGTCGACGGCAAGCTGAAGAAGATCCTCGACGCCGACGGCGATGACCTGGTCGTGAACTCGACGACCTTCGTGAACGCCTTCGGCAAGGGCAGCGTCGCGCACGTCGCCGTGCGCAAGTTCCTGGGCGACGCCGAGACGAACACCATCGGCGGGGCCGTCCTGAAGGCCGCGGGCTGGGGCGAAGACCTCGAACCGCTGGACCCTACCGAAGCCTGACCGAATGGCTCGTCGATCAGCCCCGCTTCATCGAGCAGGCACGGATCGCCGAGCGCATCGGGGTCGACCCGGTCACGGTAGTCGCCGAACGCGACTACCGTCACCGGGCGGTCAGGACGGCAGCAGCAGCCGTCCTATGGGCCGATGACCGTAAACGGGCAGAAGACCAGAAACGCAAGTAATCAAACGAAAGGGGGCGCATCTTGGCTAACGAAACGGTCACACTGACCGCCGAACTCAAAGACCAAATGAGCGCCCCCCTTCAGACCGTGAAGAAGTCGATCGACGGCTTCACGAAGACCGTCGAAGACGGGGCGAGAAAGCAGTCGGCGGCGGTCGATAAGTCGACCGCGCAGATCGACGGATCGGTCACCAAACAGAACCGCCTCTTTTCCGGCATGACCGGCCCGATCGGGAAAGCAACCGACGGCGCGGCCCGCCTGTTCTCTGGCATGAAGTCAAGGATCTCCGAATCGCTCGACGGTCTGGCGGCGAACGCCGAGAAGTCAGGCAAGAAAGCCGCCGAAGGCTTCAGCGGCAAACTCGCCGGGGCCGTTACGGGCTTCATGGGCGGCGCCATGCGAACCGCGGGAGTCGGCGGCGGGCTGACGCTCGGGGCAGCATTCGGCACGGCCCTATTCAAGGGCTTCGGGCGGCTTCAGGCGATCGAAGAAGCGAAGGCTAAGCTAACCGGCCTGGGCCACTCGGGCGAAGCCGTCACGCAGATCATGAATGACGCCATGGCCTCAGTGAAGGGTACGTCGTTCGGGCTGGGCGAAGCCGCGACCGTATCCGCGTCGATGGTCGCCTCGGGCATCAAGCCGGGCAAGGATCTCGAAAACGTGCTGCGCCTGGTCGGCGACTCGGCAACGATCGCCGGAACCGATCTTTCGTCGATGGGCGCGGTCTTCGGGAAGGTCGCAGCGTCGGGCAAGGTGCAAGGCGATATCCTCGCGCAACTCGCCGACATGGGCATCCCGATCGTGCAGTTCCTCAGCAAGGAACTCGGCGTTTCAGCCGAAGAGACTTACAACCTGGCATCTGCCGGAAAAATCAACTTCGACACCTTCGCGAAGGCCATGCAGGCCGGTCTCGGCGGGGCGGCACTGAAGTCGGGCGAGACCCTGAAGGGCGCCTTCAAAAACACTATGGCCTCGGTCGGGCGTATCGGCGCGAACCTGCTGTCGGGCGTCTACCCGAAGATTCAGCAGTTCTTCGCCGGGGCGATTACCTGGATGAAGCCCCTCGAAGAAGGCGCGAAGGTGGCTGGCGCCGCGATCGGCAAATTCCTCGACAAGGCCCTTGAAGGCGCGAAAGGCCTCTACGACCTGCTGGTGAAGGGCGACTTCACGAGCGCCCTGCGCAACGCCTTCGGCTGGGAAGAAGACTCCAAGCTTGTCGACTTTCTCCTAAACCTCCGAGACGGCTTCATCACTGCGAAGGACGTGGCCGAGAAGTTCGCCGCAGGCCTGGCGCTCTCGCGCGAAGACGCTGCGAAGCTCGGCGGGCAAATCGACCCGTTGGTCGGGCACGCCTACAACCTGAAGGTCAACCTCGAAAACACAGCCAAAGCCCTATGGGACAACCGCGAGCCGATCGGCATTGTCGCCGGGCTGATCTTCACCTTGCTAATCCCCGGCCTAGTGAAGGCTGGCACTGAAGCCCTGACGTCGGCAGCGAAGCAGAAGCTCGCCTGGGCGATGACGCAGACCGCGTCGACCCGCGCCGTCATCATGAACTCAATCGCGGCTTGGACCGTCGTTGGCAGCTGGATACTGATGGGCGCGCAGGCGACCATTCAGGCAGTCAAGATCGCCGCCGCCTGGCTTATCGCGATGGGGCCGGTCGGCTGGATCATCGGCATTATCGCCCTGCTGGTCGGCGCGTTCGTGTGGGCCTACGAGAATGTCGGATGGTTCCGCGACGGGGTCGACGCCGCAATGCGCTTCGTCGGCGACGTCGTGCGCAACGTTGCCGACTGGATCGTCGGCGCCTGGAACAACGTGGTCGACTGGTGGAACTCGACCCTGATGCCCGCCCTCGCCGCCGTCGGCCAGTTCTTCGCCGACACCTTCACGAATATCGGCAATTGGGCGCGTGATTTCGTCGGCTTCTTCGTCGACGGCTGGGGCATGCTCGTCGACTTCTGGAACAACACCCTGATCCCGGCATTTCAGGCCGTCGCCGACTTCTTCGCACCCGTGCTCGATTGGATCGCCCGGCTTGCATGGAACTTCGCGACGATCGTTGTCGCCCTGTTCCTGAAGCTCGTCGATTTTTGGAACGGCGTGCTGCTGCCCGGCCTTCAGGCGGTCGGCGACTTCTTCATGACCATCTTCCGATGGGTCTACGAGACCATCATTAAGCCCTACATCGACCTATGGGTCGGCGCCTTCCGCGCCGTCGTCGACTGGTGGAACCTGACGTTCCTGCCCGCCTTGCAGGCGGTCGGCGACTTCATCGGCTCGGTCATGAACTGGATCTACAACACCCTGATCAAGCCGGTCATCGACTTTATCGTCGCCGCGTTCCGCTCGATCGTCGACTTCTGGAACCTGACCCTGATCCCCGGCCTTCAGGCGGTCGGCGACTTCATCGGCTCGGTCATGAACTGGATCTACACCACCCTGATTCAGCCCGTAATCGACCTGATCGTCGGCGCCTTCCGCGGCCTGACGGACTGGTGGAACTCGACCCTGATGCCCGCCGCGCAGGCCGTCGGCGACTGGTTCAGCGTCACGATCGGCGGCGCAATAAACGGCGTCAAGTCCTTCATTGACGACCTGATCAAGAATTTCCAGACCTTCATGACCTTCGTCGGCGACAAGCTGAAGCCCGTAATCGACGGGATCAAGGGCGCCTTCGATGCCGTAGCTAAGGCGATCGGCGACGTGCTCGGGAAGATCGGCGAGTTCGCGAATAACCCGCTCGGCGGCATTCAGGACTGGCTCGGGATCAAGAAAGACGGCAACGGGCAGGGCGTCATGCCGCAGAACTCGGGCGGCGGCGTCTACGCAGGCGACGGCGTGCGCTTCGCTGGCGGCGGCGTGCTCGGCGGTTACGCCCCCGGCCATGACTCGATCCTCGCCCGGCTGTCCCCTGGCGAATCGGTGCTCGTGCCCGAACTGACGAAGGCGATCGGCCCGGCCAACATCATGGCCGCGAACGCCGCAGCATCAGGTGGCAGGCCTGCCGGGTCTGGCCCGTCCCTGACGAGCGGCTACAGCGCCGCCAGCGCCAGCCGCGGGGGCGGCGTGACCATCAGCGCCCCCGTCACGATTCAGGTCGCAGCAGGGGCCGACGGCAGCGTCGACACCGCCGCGCTGCGGGCCGCGGTCGAAGAAGCATTTGAAGACATTCTCGCCGAGCACAACCGAAGGGGATACTGATGGTCAGGGTACTAATCGCCCGCGCCGAGACGCCGCAGACAATGGCCGTCACGACCGACGACGGCAAGCGATACAGCCTCTACTCGTCACCGTCCCAATTCGAGTTCGGCGAAGTCGCCCGGTTCGGCAGTATCGACCGCGAAGGCATGAAGGCGATCACCCGCAACATAGGCGACGGGCTGAAGACCCTCGCCTTCACGCACACGATCGGCTCGCTTGATTACAAGCAGTCGATCGAGCACGTCGTCGCCCCGCTGACCCGGCTCGCGAAAGAAGGCAAGCGGGTCAGGTTCGTCGGCGGCTCGACCGAGTACGAACAGGGCGTCTGGTGGAACATCAAGAGCCTGCCCGTCTCGACGCAGCAGCGCGCCAGCGACAACCGGGCCTCTCGGGTCTCGCTGTCCTGGTCCCTCGAAGAAGCCGTCGACGTGACCGCGAACATCGTGCGCGTCATCCCGTCCCCGCCGCCCCCGGCGCCTGCGCCCGCCGCGGTCAGGCAGCACCGCGTCGTGCCCGGCGACACCCTGTGGGATATCGCCGCCCGCTACCTGGGCAGCGGCCCGCGCTGGCCCGAGATCTTCAATCTGAACGCCTCGCAGATCCGTAACCCGCACTGGATCTATCCCGGCCAAGTCTTCAAGATCCCGGCCTGATGGGCACGACACTCGACGGGGCGCGCCTGAAGGCCGTCACCGTCTCGGGCACGAATATCTCGTCGACACTCACCGACCTATGCGTCGCGGCGTCACTGTCGGTCGCGGTCGACAAAGTAACCGAAATGGGTTTCACGTTTCAGGACACTCTCGACTTGCAGCTGTTCAACTCGAAGCTGTTCGCCCCCGGCGCTTCGGTGCGCTACGGCGACTGGTTCCTGACCTGCGACGGGCTGATGCTCGACACCGGCAGCGCGGGGCCGATCGTGAAGATCAACGCGCCCTCGAAGTTCGTGACCGCCCTGCGCGGGCAGACCGGCGCGCAGTCCTGGGGCGACACGCCCCTGACGTCATGGGTCATCAGCGTCGCCGAGTCGGTCGGCATGTCCCATCTCGTGCAGCCCGGCCTCGGCACGAAGACGATCGCCCGCACCGCCCCTGAAGACGGGCAGCAGGCCGAATCGACCTGGGACGTACTGACGCAGCAGGCCAAAGAATCGGGCGTCTGGCTGTTCGAATACGGGTCGACGCTGGTCTTCGCGAAGCCGTCCTACCTGGTGCAGGCGGTCTGGCCGCGGCGCACCTGGCCGCTGCGCTGGGATAACTACCGCGACTATTCCGAAGGCATGACGGGCATGCCGAAGTATGCCGACAACCCCGGCGCCGAACTGCGCGAGTCGATGACCGTGAAGCTGGTCAGCCCCGACGCGGATCAGGCCCGGCCCGGCGACGCCGTCGTGCTCACCGGCAGGGCGGTCGGCGCGATGGGCGGCACCTGGATTATCCGCGGCGTCGACTTCCCGCTGCACGTCGCAGGAGAGGTCACGCTGACCCTGCAACGCCCCATCGACCCGAAGGTCGAACCGCCGCGCAGTGAGACCGGCTCTAGCGGCACGACGGGGGCGCCGTCGGGCGGCGGGGCCGCAGCGCCGGGCGTCGCCGGGGCCTTCGATCGCTTCATGGCGAAATACAACGGGCGGGCGATCGACTTCGACGGGGCCTTCGGGGCGCAGTGCGTCGACCTGGCGATGCAGTACGCGAGCGAAGTCTTCGGCGTCCGCGTGAACGGCAACGGCAATCAGTGGTTTGCGAACGGGGCGGCGTCTGGCGCCTTCGCGCAGGTCGGGGCGGGGGCGACCCCGCAGAAGGGCGATATTGCCTGCTGGGGCACGTTCTACGGCGGCGGCTACGGTCACGTCGCGCTCGTCATCGCCGATAACGGCGGGTCGCTGAAGGTACTCACGCAGAACCCCGGCGCGACACACGTCGACAACCTTCAGAAGACCGGCCTGCAAGGCTACCTTCGACCAAAGAAAGCAGTCTGATATGACGATATGGGCAGGCCTGATCGTGTCCCGCGTGCTGCACCTGGCCGACTCGCTGGTGCCGACCGGGGCCGATGCCGACAAGATGATCGCCGCGACCACCGGGCCGCGCCTCGAACTCGCCGAACCGCTGGCGCAGGCCGCAGCTGTGCACGGCGTCGAGATCCCGCGGACCGATGATCACCTTCGCCTGTTCCTGGCCGCACGCAACGCCGCCGCCCCGCTTGACCTGAAGGTGCGCGGGCTGGTCGTGCGCACCTTCGACGGCAGGCTCGGGCTGACCGTCGGGCGGGGCAGGGTCATCGAGTCCCGCGGCGCGGGCCTGTCGGTCGTGATAGCCCCCGAGTATGGCCGCTACCGCGAAGCGTTCGCCGTGCCCGGCGTGCAGCTGCTCGGCGGCGCATGATGGGCGCCCTCGCGCAGGCGATGAAGGCGAAGCCGACGTCGGCGTCGGGCCGCGGCTCGATCCCCTCGATATGGCGCGGCGTGATCGTCGAAACCTACACTGACGGCACCGTCTCGGCGCTGGTGCCCTCACTGCTCGGCGATCAGGCGATGCGCATGCCGACCGTCGTCGCAGGCCTGGCCCCCGGCGCCCGCGTGCTCGTCGCTGCGATCGAAGGCCGACGTGATGACCTGGTCGTGCTGACCGTCGGCTAGACACTGGCCCCGTCCCACACACGCCCGCCCCCGGCCTCGAAGCTGGGGGCATGGCTATCACCCCGACCCTACGTTTCCTGCTGAAGCAGTACGGCAGCGGCGGCGATCCGCACCCGAACCGCGCCGAGTTCAACGCGATGATCGACGCGATCGAAAACAACGCCGCAATGTTCAGTCAAGGCATTACCGGCGCCCGGCCAGCTGCGGGCAAGCGGGGGCGGTTCTACTACGACGAGACCGTCGACCGGCTCTACTACGACAACGGCGCCGCGTGGAAAGACGCGAACCCGAACGGCGGCGGCGGCGCAGGCCGCGCCCTGGCGATCGGCGCAGTAGGCGGCGAAGGCACCAGTGCCCGCGCAGCCCGCGCAGACCACACCCACCCGCTGCCGCTGGCCGCAGCAGACGCCCCCGGCGCCATGTCAGCCGCCGATAAGGCGAAGCTCGACGCGGCCACCGACGCCGCGACAGCTGGCGCCATTGCCCGCCGCGACACATCGGGCAGGATCGCGGTCGCCACGCCGACCGCGGGCGGGCATGCGACGACGAAGACCTATGTCGACGGCCTGATTCAAGACACCGCGAACTTCTCTGAAGGCCTCGTCGACAGCGTCCGCTATGTCTGCACGTCGACGACCCGGCCCGCCGCAGGCCTGCGCTATGACGGGCAGGAGATCTTCGAGACCGACACCCGCCGCACCCGCATATGGGACGAAGCCAAAGGTCTATGGGAGTGCGTCAGGCAGTCCCACACCCTGTTCACGCCCGTCTGGCGCGGCTTCGATAACCTCGGCGCAGGGTATACCTCTGGCGGATCTTACGCCGTCATCGGCCCCCGCCTGATCCGGGCGAACATGTGGCTGAAGGGTGGCACCGGGGCATATCAGGGAAAGGGCCGAGTGGCTGTCACCCTCCCCTTCCGGTCGGCTGGCTATCCGCAGCAGTTCGGAATGGGATCGCAGCTAGTAACCGGCCCTGACGGGCCGCTTCGGGCGATCTTCGGCGCCATGGGCGGCAGTAGCGACGCGATCGAGATGTGGTCATGGCCTGACATTCAAAACGCGACCGCCGCCATGTTCGTGCCGGGATACTTCGACTACCCGTTCGTGAAGGGCTCGGAGATTCACATGAATGTCACTTACGAAGCAGAGGCCTTCTGATGACACGCACCCTTGCCACCCTGCGGCGACGGGCCGCGAAGATCCTCGACCGGGTCAGCGAGCACGAGATCCCCCGCCTGACCGCCGCCTCGCTGGCGCTGCTGGCACTCTACGCAGCCGGGGCCTTCATCCTGTTCCCCGAGCGGGTCATCCACCTCCCGGCCTTCTCGACCGTCTTCGCCGCAGCGCACCCCTATGTGTGGGCCGCACTCTACGCCGCGACCGGGGGCGTGCTGCTGGTCGGCGCGAAGCTCGACAAAGACTTCGTGCAGGGCGCGACCCTGGCGCTCTGCCTGGTGCACGTCGCGATCGGCGTCATGACGATCTTCCCGATCATTGGCCCGCTCGAAGCCCCGCCGACAGCCTTCAGTAACTACATGGGCAGCGCCGTCTTCTGCTACATCAACTATCTGATGTGGCGCCAGCGGGCGAAGAAGCGATGAAGACCCTCACACTCACGACGTCGACGCACGCCTTCGCCTTCAGCACCTACGGCACGCAAGCACTGTTCGGTCTGCTCCTGCTGCTCGGGGCGACCGTGAAGTCGCTCGCGGCGTTCCTGTTCGTGCCGATCATCGGCTTCGCCCTGCTGGCCGCGGGCGTGACCGGCCTGTTCGCGATCATCGCCACGCACCGGGAACCGAACCCTGAACCGGGCCTGCGGCTCGAACTGGTCGCCGCCTGCGGCCTCGGCCTGACGAACCTCGCCCTCGCGATCTCGCTGCTGATCATGTACCCGCCAGCGCAGGCCGTGATCGCCCTGTCTTACGTGCTCGGCGTCAGCGGATCGTGCGCCTTCAGGGTGTGGCAGATCCAGCGGGATCGAAAGAAGCTGCGGGCTGCACTACTACAAGCCCGAGCGGCAGACGACGCGACTCTCGCTGAACCGCCGATCATCGAAAACTAAAGGGGGGCGGCGTGGATATCTCAGCCGTTGCGCTCTCGGTAGTGGCGGCGGCAGCGACCCTGACGCCCCTGATCCTGGGCCTACTGAACTACTTCAAAGACAAGAAGAAAGAAGCCGAGCAGCCCGCGATACCGTCGCCAGCGGCGACGCTCGGCGAGACGGTCGACTTCGAATCGGTCGCGGTTCAATCACTGAACGCGCAAATCAAGATGCTCGACGCGACGGTCGTCGAACTGCGCGAACGCAACATCGAACTGAAGAAGCAGCGCGACGCTAACGCGAGCATGCTGATCGCGAACGGCCTGTCATTGCCGATTGTTTGAAGCCTTCCCACAAGCGCCGCCCGCTCGGGCGCACCCTAGCAGCATCCCGCCCGAACAGGAGACGCCCGACATGACACACTCGATTCAGGAAAAATGGATCGCCGCCGCGCCTGGCCGCGAAATCAACCCCGACAACGCCTACGGCCTTCAGTGCGTCGACGTCGCCGACGACTACGCCGAGTTCATCTTCGGCCTGCCCTGGCAGCGGACGATCGGGGGCGTCGTCGGCGCGAACGGCTTCGCGGGCCTGACGAACGACTATTTCACCTGGCACCCGAATGTGCCCGGCGACCTGACCAGCGTGCCCGAGCGCGGCGACCTGGTCATCTTCGGCGGGTCTCCGATCAACCCCTACGGGCACGTCGCCGTCGTGCTGTCCGCCGACGCCTACAGCATGGCCGTCATCCAGCAGGACGGCTACCTTCAGACCCCCGCGCACATTTCGACGCTGCCCTACGACGGCCCCGGCACCGGGCCGTGCACCGGCTGGCTGCGCCCGAACATCGACCCCGAAGTGCCCGCAGCCAGTCACGCCCCCGACCCCGCAGCGGGGCAGCGGGTCGTCGGGTCGCAGGGCGTCACCGAGCGCAGCAGCGCCGCAGTGCGCGACGACAACAAGACGGGCCGCGTCTTCAATCCCGGCGACACCCTCAATTTCAAGGGCTTCGTGACCGGCGCGACCGCGAACGGCACGAATGTATGGTTCGTCGGCGCCTTCAGCGGCACCTTCTTCAGCGCCTCGGCGTTCGACGACCAGTCGACGACCGGCCTGCCGGATCTCACCCCCGCGAAGCCGACCGCACCCCCGACCCTGTCAGCGACGCAGCGGATCGTCGGCGCGGCTGGCGCCACGAAGCGCGACGCCCCGAACGCCGGATCTGCCGCCCTGGAAACCTTCGCCCCCGGCGACGTGCTGAACCTGGTCGGCTGGACCCGCGGCGTCAGGCCCTACGGTTTGAGCAGTTCCGACGTCTGGCTTGTCGGCACGAGCGGCAAATTCATATGGTCGGGCGGCGTCGTTGGCGGCGACAAGCTCGACGGCCTGCCCGAGATCGTACTCGGCGCCCCTGCCACCCCTGGCACGCCCGCAGTACCCGCCCCGGCCCCGATCCCCGCCTACAGCTTCGCGAAGCGCTGGAAGTCGGTCACCGACGTCGCCCCGGCGCACGTCTCGAACTTCATGCGCGGGAACTTCCCGGCCCGGCCCGAGTTCTTCGTCGTGCACCAGATGGACGACCCCGACAAGCACCCGACCCTCGACGGCACGATCGGATGGTTTCAGACCGAGCGGCGCAACCCGAGCAGCGCGCACTTCGGCGCGCAGGGCAAGCGGCTGACGGCGATCGTCGACACCGTCGACCGGGCTTATCACGCTGGCACCGTCGGGAACAACTACCTCTCCTGCGAAGTGCCGCCGAACCCCGACGCCGAGACTGTTGCAACGGTCAAAACATTCTTGCGCGAGTGGCGCGATACGCAGGGCTACGAACTGAAGCTCACGACTCACCGCGTGATCCCCGGCAATAACACGACCTGCGGCGCTTACATCGACCTGGCTCTGTTCGATATCAGCGGCGAAACCCCAGCCGCCCCGGCGCCAGTAGTCCCGAGCGAAAGTGACGTCGAAGACTTCGTCGCGTTCCTGGTGAACCTCTGGAAGGCGTCGAAGTGAAGGCGACGGCCCTGATCGTGCTCGCCGTCGGCCTGCTCGCGATCCTCGCCGCGATCATCCTCGTCGGCTTCGCCAGCACCCTAGTCGGCGGCGCCGTCGCCGTACTCGAAGCCATAACCGAAGCCCTCAACCACTAACGAAAGTAGAGCAATGGAAACCGACCTTATCGCCCTGGCCGCGCAGTCGCCGGTCGCCCTCTGGCTGATCGCCGTCGGCATCTTCAGCCCCCTCGCGATCAGCGTGATCCAGCAGTCGCGCTTCAGCCCCCGGCTTCAGTCGATCATCGCCTTCGTCTTCTACATCGCCGTTGCCGCCGTGACCGTCGGGCTGAACGGCATCTTCAGTACCGCGACACTGTTCGTCGCGATCCTCGTCGTCTTCATTACCGGCTCGGCGGCATACAAAAACCTGTGGAAGCCGACCGGCGTCGCACCCGCGATCGAAGCGAAGACCCCGATCGGCAGCACCGGCCCGCTGGGCTAAGCCTTCCCACACGCGCAAAGCGCCGTCAGCGACCATCAGGTCATGGCTGACGGCGCTTTGAGTTTCCCCTTCAGGCTGACCCCGACCGGGTCAGTCGCTACGGTCGAACGCGGATCTGACGCAGAGATCGAAGAAGCGATCGCCGTGCTGGTCCTGACCACCATCGGCGAACGCCCCATGCGCCCGACCTTCGGCGTGCCCGACCCCGGCTTCTCTGGCCTGTACGTCGGCGACGTGCAGGTCGGTCTCGACGAGCACGGCCCGAAAGGCGTCGTCGTGCAGTCAGTGACCAGCACCCCGAAGAACAACACGCAAGCCGTCGCAGATATCACCTGGTCACGCGGCGCGGAAAGTGCACAACAATGAGCGAAGCCTTCGCCGTCCCCGAAATGGAAACCCTTCGGCTGCTCGACCACGGCACCGAAGTCGATCTCGTCGACGCCGCCGTGACGCATATCCGGTCGGTCATGCCCGAGTGGCAACCCCGCGGCGGCAACACCGAGCTAGTGCTGATCGAAGCCCTGGCCGTCATGCTCGGCCCCGAAATCCTGTCTTTGCAGCTGCTCGGGCCGCGGGTCGCCGAACTGATCCTCGGGCTGATCGGCACCAGCCGGTCGCCGGGCGTCGCAGCCCGCGGGCGCGTCGAGATCACCGTGACGAACTCGTCGCCGACGCAGACTATCCCGGCAGGCACGCGCCTGCGCCTGGCGCTCGACACCAGCATCGAGACCGTCGACCTGTTCACCACGGAAGACCTGACGATCATCACCAGCGAGACCCTGACGGGTCAGGTGAACGTCATCGCCGATCGGCTCGGCTCACTGCCGAACGGGTCACCGAACGGCGCCCCCGTCTCGGTCGTCGATAACCTGCCCTTCATTGAGTCGGCGAAGCTGTCCGCCGCACTGCTCGGCGGGGCGGATCTCGAAAGCGATGCCGTCTTCTTCGCCCGCGGCGCGGCGCAGCTAGCCCGGCAGAACTCGACCCTCGTGCATCCCGAGCAGTTCGAATATGCGGCCCTCGCCCGCGTCGGCGTTGGCCGCGCCCTGACGCTCGACAATTACGACCCCGCAACCCCCGGCGCGCCGACCTACGGGCACGTCACGGTCGCCGTCGCGGGCCTCGACGGGCTGGCCGTCGATCCGGCACTCATGACGGAGATCCGCACCGCCCTCGCCGAACAGGCGCTCGGCTCGCTGACCGTGCACGTCATCGCCCCCACCTATACCCCAATCAATGTCGCCGTGACCGTGAAGGCCCGCGCAGGCTTCTCGGAAGACGCCGTGCGGGCGTCGGTTACCGCAGCCCTCAGAGCATGGGTCAATCCGCTTACGTGGGCCTGGGATGACTCGGCGACGCAGTTCGAGATCGTCGCCGTCGTCGCCGCCGCCGCGGGCGTGCGCGAAGTCACCGCAGCACCCGCGACGATCAACCTCGCCGGGGTCGCCCCGCTGCCGATTCTTGGCACCGTGACAGTGACGGTCGCCTAGTGGCTGGCGAAATGGTCCCGGTGCACGAGTGGACGCGGAATTGGTGGAAGACCTTGCCAGCGGCCTACCGTGCCGCCGACGCCGCGCAAGAAGCGCCCGGCCTGCTCTATCAGGTCGGCTTCAACTCCGAGCCGATGTTCATCAAGGGTCTCGACGGCTGGACGCTGACCCCGATCGAGCAGGCGAACGACTACGTCGTGCTGCAATTTCAGCGCGTCTTCTACGGCATTGACCCGGCCCTGCCCGTCATCTTTCAGGCCTGGTGGACCGCCGACACCGCCGACTCGACGATCTCACTCAGACTTGCCGACGGCGTCGGGCGGGCAATCGGGGCGCACACACTAGACGCCCTGCCGGTAGGCGACGGCCACGACACCCTAATCTCTGGCCTGTCCGCATCCGAGCCGATCACGGCGACCCTGACCTTCGGCACCCCGGTCGGCGACGGCGGGCTGCTGTTCACGATGCGCGGCATCAACGTCGGGCACCGGGCCGTCGACTTCGAAGCGCTGCCCGGCAACACCGTCTCGTCGCACTATCCGCTGCTGCGCTACATGGAAGGCGTCGGGCAGATCGCCGGGCAGGTCCGCGATATCTCTGACGGCCTCTGGTCGGGCGAGTACCTTGAACCGGCGAACACCCCCGACGCCGCGCTGCGATGGGTCGCTCAACTGATGGGCGTCTCGGCGACGATCCGCAACCAGTCCCCCGCTGACTTGCGCGCCTACCTGGTGGATCTCGCCGAGAGTGGCAGGCCTGCCTCGGGCACGCGCCGGGACATGACGAACGCGGCCCGCAAGTTCCTAACCGGCAACAGGCAGGCGACAGTAGTGCCTTCCCCCACGAAGCTGCATTCGCTGGTCATGCTGGTGCGCGAAGACGAACTGCCCGGCGCCGACGTCGACCAGCCCGCCGCGCTGGCCGCGCTGGTCGCATCGGTTCGGGCGACGGGCACCGTGCCAGCCGGGCACGAACTGACCGCGCAGATCGCGTCGCCGACCTGGGATCAGTGGGAAGCAGCAGCCGGGGCTACCTGGACAACCCGCGAAGCCGCCGCCCGCACCTGGACCGAAGCCGATTCACTCGGCGTCACCATCACAGAATAGGAAACCTGACACATGGCAGACACGACAGCAGGCGTGCAGGTCTTCGTCGGCCCCGCGAATCAGCTTGAACTCGGCACGGTCACCGAAGGGCCGACGCAGGTCACGCTCGAAACGATCAGCAACTCGAAGCAGCGGATCAACTTCAGGATCTCGGCGCCGACGACCGCAGTGCTGAACGCGGCAGAAGCGGCGCAGGTCGCAGCCAGCCAAGCGGCGCTGAACGCCGACAGCGCGAAGGTGGCAGCAAACCAAGCGGCGGCGCAGGCGGCGATCGCAGCGACCGCCCCCACCGACGCGCAGGTTCAGACGTCGGTCGACGCTAAAGTGCCGCCCGCGGTCACGTCTGCACTTGCCAGCGACTCGGTCGCTAAGAACGCCGCAGCCGCAGCGGTCGCGGGCAAGCTTACCGAAGCGGGCGTCATGAAGGGCGCGCAGCAGATCCTATCCGATGACACGATCGCATTCGCTGTTACCGGGGCCGAAAACCGCAGGTCATGGATCGAGGTCGCAAACAACGGGCGCCCCACAGTGCACGCCGCAAAACTGGTCGCCGATGCAGTCGCCCCCGCCGTCGACGCGCAGATCGAAGCAAAGCCCGTCCCTAAGCGGACGCACGACGGGGTCGAGACCGCCTTCGTTGTCACTGACTTGCAGGGCCGCAGGTCATGGATCGAGATCGGGGCCGATGGAAAACCTACGGGCCGAGCAGCGAGCATGATCGACGCGGCAATGGGGGCACTGACCGACGCTCGAATGCAAGCGAAGGTCAACACCTTGCCGCTGCCGCAGACCATCACCGAAGGCCCCGGTCTGGCCTATGTCTTCGTCGACAATCAGGGCCGGAAGTCCGAACTTCAGATCGGCCTTGATGGCAAGTTCAGCGGCCCCTTCCCCGCGCGCATCCTGCGGGCCGCAGTAGACGCCGCCACGGCAGCGGCAACCGGCACCGTGCAGTATTCTCGTGTTCCCCTGGTCGGCTGGGGCGACTCGATGACCGCCGCGAACTGGCTCGCCCTGACCGCCTCTATTCTCAATGTGCCCTACAAGCAGTACGGCATCGGCGGGCAGGGTATCGAGTCGATCGCCGCCCGTCAGAACGCAATTCCGGCACTGGTAACCCTCCCCGGCAACATGATTCCAGCGTCGGGCACAGTAACTCTGACTTCGATAAGCACGGTCATCTATAGCTCACCGTCTAGCATCGGGATCTCGTCGGGGCACGGAACCATCAACGGCGTGCCCGGCACCCTCTCCCGAGACAACACGAACAATCTGCACACCTTCGCCCGCGACACCCCCGGCGACCCTGTCTGGACGGCGCCGAACACCCCCTTCATGTCAGACAACGGAGTTGCGACCCGGTCGAACATCTCAATCTTCTGGACGGGGCGCAACAGTTTCTCCAACCGCACCCCCGAGCAGATCGTCGCGCACATCAGCGCATCTGTCGACTACCTGACGGCATCAGAAAAGCGGTTCCTGGTGCTTGAAATCGCCCCCTGGGTTGGGGAAGAAAACGGCACGCCGAACCGCGTCAAGCTCGACGCCGCTAACGCCGCGATCCTAGCCGCCTTCCCCCGCGACTTCGTGCCACTGATGACCTACTTGCGCAGCGATCAGGCCTTCGCGGACGCCGGTATTGCGAAGACGGATCAGGACGTGACCGATATCGCGAATGGACTCACCCCGACTTCCTTCAGGGGCGACGGTGGCCACCTGAACACCCTCGGTAACAACACCATCGCGAAGTACATCGCGAAGGTAATCCAACAGAAAGGCTGGACCCTGACATGAGTGGTCTGAAATTAGTGCTGCCGACAAGCTTCACGGATCTTACGCTGCCAACCCTGCGTGACGACCCGGTCATGTCGAGCGGCACGCTCGCGCTGATCGACCCCTCACATCCGGCGACCGCGTGGGCGGCGGGCGTGCCAGCCAACGCGGCAACCCTGCCCAATATCGCCCACGTGGAAGCGGCGGCGCTGCTCGGCGTAGCCGATAATGCGGCACTGTCCGCAGTGTTCAACACTTACGGCTCTCTTTCGGGTGCTAAAGGCAAGATTGAGCGTACCGGCAAGGGCGGCCTGCACGGCATCGTCTCCCAAGCGCCGGGCATCGCCAACGGCGACGGCGCAATGCTGGGCCTGCCCGCGGCGATCCGGTCCTACATGTTCGCTAACAAGACGCACAAGTTCTACGTATCCGTTTGGAACCGGACCACCCGCGTTCCGATCGCAAACGCGGGCACGAACCTTGAAATCGGCTCGGGCGGCAACTCCACCCGCTTCGTGTTCTACCGCTCCGACGTTGGCTGGACCTACGACACTTCTCTCGCCGCCGACGTGCGCAACGGCACCCCGCAGGCCCTAGGGAATAACTTCGCATCCCTCGGCGTCACACCGAACAACACGCCACTGACTGTCGCGCCGACGAACGCAGCCTCGGTGTGGGGCATGCCGCCTGGGTCATTCAACGCCGCCGTTTCCGGATGGGTAACACAGCTGCCGTCGCGGATTTTCTACCGGCTCTACGTCGAAGACCTCACCGCCTCGGGGCGGGCCTATGCGGAAGTCGATGCGTTGGACAACGCCGAGTACACGAAGCAGGTCCTGACGGCTGGCGGGCGCTACTACGGCGACACCTTCACCGACCCGGCGACGATCCCCTAAGCCCTGACATGGGTAAGGCCCGGCCCGCAGCAGCAGGCCGGGCCTTCACTCACCCATTGGGGGCAGGTCGTCGCCAGACCTCATTAGCTTAGCAACCCGCCGCGACTGGCTGAAGGTTTCAGGCTTGCGCGCATCGTAATAACGGGCTAGGTTTGTTCTAGCGGTTCAAATTATTGAGCGCCTAGAACATTCGCACCACCGAAAGGAATGCCATGTCATCGCCAGACCGGGCAGACGTCGCCGCAGTTGTCACCGAAGCAGTAAACCGAGCCGCCGAGTATTGGGGCGGGCCGCACGATATCGAAGTCGTCGTCTTCGCCGAACTTACCGTCGCCGATATCCAGATCACCCGCAGCCAGTTTCAAGAAATGGTCGAAGCGAAGATCGCGATCGACTGGGCCGACAACCATGCCGACCTGTCGCAGTGGGATCTCGGCGACGCCTGCGACTGGACGACCCGCGCCGAGTTCATTCGCGAGCAGCGCGAAGGCTGGCACGACGCGATCCTGAAGACCGTCGTCAACCGCACCCGCACCGTGCGCGCTGCCCGCGACGCCGATGCCTTGCCGGTCGCAGCATGAGCCGCCAGCAGCAGCCCCCGCTTCGCCTGACAAGCCGCGGCGAGACCGTCGTCGACTGCCTGAAGGTCGTCTGCATCCTGGTCACCCTCGCGTCGGCCTGGGCGATCCTCACCATGATCGGAGTCTGAACCATGTCGCTACGTTTCCTTGAAAAATCGCACCAGTACCGGATGACCGCGCAGCCCGGCCCGGCTACCGCCGCGAAAGGCTCGAACCCTGAACTTCGCGTGACCGGCGCGACGACCATCATCGACGGGGGCATTCCGAAGCCGAACCTGATCTATTGGGCGGGCAAGACGGTCGCCGAGTTCGTGAAGGACAACCCTCTCGAAGTCGAGCTTTACCGGCAGAAGCACGGCATCGCGCCAGCCGAAGGCGAGCCGGTCTTCGATATGGTCAAGGCCCTCGCTGACGAGCCGGGCAAGGTGCGCGACGCCGCAGGCGCCCGCGGCACCGAGATCCACGACTATGCCGAGAAGCTGCTGCATGGTCAGCCGGTCGTCATCCCGCCCCTGCTGCTGCCCTACGTCGAAGGCTATCTGCGCCTGATCGACGCATGGGATATCCGCCCGATCCTGACCGAGACTAGCGTCGGCAACCGTGCGAACTGGCACGCCGGGCGGCTCGACTCGATCGTCGAGATCGGCGCCCTGGGCAATGTCCGCGTGCTGCTCGACTGGAAGACAAGCCGGGGCGTCTACGGCGAGACCGGCCTTCAGACCGCCGCTTATGCGAAGTCCGAGTTCTACGTGCACGACGACGAACCCGCGGTCGAGATCCCGATGCCGCAGGTCGATCGCACGATGGTCTGCCATATCACGCCGGGCGAATCGCTCATCTACGACCTGGCGAAGACCCCCGAAGAAATCGACCGGCATTACGACATGTTCCTCGCGTGCGCCTTCACGCACAAAACGGCGAAGGAACGCGCCGCGATCATCACCGAACCCCTTGCCCTGCCCGCCCTGAACAACGAACTGAAAGTAGCCTGATCATGACCGAGATCGCCCTGAACCCCGCAGCGAACGCCGCCCTCGCGCCGCAGACCGCTTTCACCGTCGACCTGCAAATGTGGGCCGCTGAACTGTCCGCCGCTCACATGATCGGCAAGGCCCTCGCGTCGACCGACTTCGTGCCCCTGACCCTGAAGACGAAGTCGGGCGGGGCAATGAAGGAATACGACCAGATCGCCGAGAATGTCGCCGCTTGCGTCCTGGCAGGCAAGGCGCTCGGGCTGGACCCGATGAACTCCATTCAAAACATCTTCATCGTGCACGGTCGCCCGGCCATGTATGCCCGCACAATGGTCGCCCTGGTGCTCGCTGCCGGGCACGACGTCGAGCGGGTAGCAGCGACCGAGCGCAGCGTCGTCTACCGTGCCCGCCGCAACGGCAAGGGCGAATGGCAAACCTTCGAATGGACGATCGAACGGGCGTCGAAGGCTGGCTACCTGAAGAACGCGAAGTATGCGTCCGACCCGATCGCAATGCTGACCGCGAAGGCGCAGGCCGAAGCGTGCCGCGTGATCGCCCCCGACGTGCTGACCGGCGTCGCCTCGACCAGCGTCGAAGAAGTGCAGCTGGAAGACCTCGGCGAGACCGACCCGTCGACGCCAGCGACCGCGCCCGCTGCGGCGACCGTGACGCCGTTGCAGCGCAAGGCACCGGCAGCGCGCCGCCAGCCACCGGCCCCGGTCGCGCCTGTCGCACCGGCTGGCCCGCCCGCGGATCTCGAACCCGTCGACGACGAAGCTGACGCCCTGGCCGAAGCAGTCGACGAGAAGACCGGCGAACTGCCGCCAGAGCAGTCCGCCGAGCAGGCGCCAGCGCCCGCAGAAGCCGAGCCTGCCGCTCTATGCACCCCCGACCAGCAGAAGGCGCTACAAGACGCCCTGAAGGCCGCAGGTTTCCCGAACCGTGCCGCCGTCATGAAGCGCGTCAGCGAGTTCGCGGGCCGACCGATCGCATCCTCGAAGCAGCTGACCGAGACCGAAGCCTTCGAACTGACCGGCCTGCTGTGGGAAGAAGCCGACGCGAAGGCCGCGCCCGAGCCTGACGCCGCGGCATGATCCAGCAGAAGAAGGGCCGCGCCTACCAGAGGGGCGCGGCCCGGCCCGCTGCGAAGCTCACCGACGACCAGATCGTCGAGATCCGGCAGGCCTACGCGCACGGCTGCAAGCAGATCGACATAGCCAACGAGCACGGCATCACGCAGGGCCTTGTGTCCCTGATCGTCAACGGCAAGCGCTGGCGGCACGTCGGCGGGCCGATCCCCGAAACGAAAGGCGACGACCATGCCGACGACTGAAGAACGCTTCTGGTCGAAGGTCGACAAGTCGGGCGGGCCTGACGCCTGCTGGCCCTGGACTGCGGGCGTTATGAAGAAAACCGGATACGGCGTCTTTCATCCAGAAAAGCCGGTCACTTCTCTAGCGCACCGCTTCGCCTACGAAGCCGAGTTCGGGCCAATCCCCGACGGTAAGCATGTCGACCATACCTGCCACAACGACACCGACTGCCCGCCTGGACCCTGCGAGCATCGAGCCTGCTGCAACCCGAGACACCTCGAAGCGGTCAAGCCTGGCGAAAACGTGAACAGGTCGCACAACTCGAACATTCAAAAGACTCACTGCCCCGAAGGGCACGAGTACACGCCCGAAAATACTTTCCTTCAGATCAAGCCGAACACCACAAGCCGAGTCTGCCTGACGTGCAGGCGTTCGGCTGACAACTCACCCAAACGCCGGGCCGCGCAGCGTGCGCGCCGGGCACGACTGAAAGCAGCAGCATAATGGCTGGCGAGACCCAAATTACCGTAATCGGAAATCTCACTAACGACGTCGAGCTTCGCTTCACCCCGAGCGGGTCGGCGGTCGCAAACTTCACGATTGCTTCAACGCCTAGAACATTCGATCGGCAGTCGAACGAATGGAAAGACGGCGAGACCCTGTTCCTGCGGGCGTCGGTCTGGCGCGAATCCGCTGAAAACGTAGCCGAGTCGCTAACGAAGGGCATGCGCGTCATCGTGGCCGGTCGCCTGAAAAGCCGGTCTTACGAAACGAAGGAGGGAGAAAAGCGCACCGTCATCGAACTCGAAGTCGACGAGATCGGCCCCTCGCTGCGCTACGCGAACGCGAAGGTCAACCGCACGAACCGCGGCCAGCAAGGCGGCGGGCAGGCGCAGGGCGGCGGCTTCGGCGGCGGCGGCTTCGGCGGCGGGCAGCAGGGTCAGGGCTGGGGCGGGCAGCAGGCCGCGCCAGCCGAAGACCCCTGGGCAACGCCGGGCGTCGCAAACGCGGGCGGCTGGGGCAGCGGCCCCGACTCCGAACCCCCGTTCTAGACCGCCTTCCCACACGCGCCGCCAGCAGCGGCGCAAGATCCAAACACCAGCCCGCGGCCAGTGCCTTCCAACCTGGCCGCGGGCCTGTCCCACTTAGCAACTCACCTGAAAGAAGCGTCCCCGCCAGATGGAAGCAGTCACCGAGCTTATGCCCCGAGAAGAAGCCCCGACGATCGTCGTCTACTCGAAGACCCCTTGCGTTCAGTGCAACGGCGTCAAGCGTCACCTGACCAAGCATGCCGCCGACTTCACTGTCGACGACCTGACCATGAGGGGCGACCCCGATTCGCCCGAGAATGCCGAGAAGCAGAACAAGCTCGACGCCCTGAAGGAACTCGGCTATACGGGCGTTCCGGTCACGTTCGTGAACGACGAGCACTTCTACGGCTTCGATCCTGACCGGCTCGACGACGCGATCGCCCGCCAGCGCCGGGCCGCGTTGTATGTCGTCGAAGACCTGGCGATCGCATGATCCCGCGCCGCGAACCGGATCGGAGTATTACGACGTCTGAGAAGGGCGAGCCGTGTCCTGCCTGCGGGATGATCACGACGAACTCGCAACCCGACTGCCGCTGCTCATGACCTGATCCAGCGCCCCGAGCCGCCTACCCGCAAGGGTGGGCGGTTTTCGGCGTTTCGTGGTTGTTTGAAGCCCTAGAACTAAGGTACGTTGTATTTACGTCGAAACTACGGCGTAACCAAGCCCCTAGCAGATCCGTCGCCAAGACCCTACGGAAGGCCCCACCGTGACCGAGAATCCGATCATCAGTACACCCGCATTCAAGGGCCTCTCAGTGCCCGCGCAATGGCTTTTCTTTACCGCCCTGCGCGAAGGCCCGCGCCGCTGCGGCGTCGTGGACGTCTGGCCGAAACGATACTCGCAGTTGGCGACCGGACTCGATGAAGACGCGATCATCGGCGCGGCGCTCGAACTGGACCGGGCCGGGGTCGTGATCTTCGACGACGAGACCGACGAAATGCTGCTGCCTGGATACCTGACCGAAGTGACGCCGGTCAACAATAAGCGCATGCTGATCGCGGTCGTGAACTCGATCCGCGGTATTACGTCAATGAAGCTGATCGCCCTGATCGTCGGCGAGCTTCAGAAGTTGCGGGCAGAGCACCCCGACGTCGCGGCCTGGACTGATCCGCGTATCCGCTTTTGGCTTGATCGCACCGCACTCACTCCCGCAGATCTCGCAGGCGGCGCGGCGAAGTGAGTCGAAAATACGGCAAGACGCACATTAGGCGATGGAGTCAGCCTGAATGGCTGGCCCTGTCACCTATGGCGCAATGGCTCTATGACGCCCTGGTCAGCCAAGCAGCGCTGACGCAGTGCGGGGCGATGGAATGGAAACCGAAGCAGGTCCGCAAGCTCGCCGCTGCGCTCTCGCTCGAAGTGCTCGAAGCGGCCTTGCAGGAGCTTCGCGAAGGCCTGTTCATCGTGCTCGACGAAGACGTCGACGTGCTGCTAGTCCGGTCATTTATCCGCAACGACGTCGAGCTATCCAACAGGAACATGATGGTCAGTGTCGTCAAGGCCTGGCATCAGATCGGCTCGATCGAACTGAAGCAGATTGTGATCTTCGAACTGCTGCGGCTGCGCGACGAGCAGCCCGAGCTTGCCATATGGGCGCATAAGGACATGGTCGAAGCGTTCCACACGACGCCCCCGCTCGACCCGCAGAAGTTCACTGGATACATGAAGCCGGGCGACGATGTTGACTTCTTTTAGACCGAACCGAAGACCCTTCGAGATCCGTCGATTAGCCCCTTCTGAAACCGTCGATTAGCCCCTCGACATTACTGAAGTTTTACCGTAACTACACCCATACGAAGGGGGTACGAAAACCGTCGCCCACAACAGACAACAGACAACTAACAACAAGCAACCCTCAACATCCAACTTTCAACCTCAATCGTCACCTTCTTAAACGCGAGACACGCTGTTCGCCAGACAGCCCGACCCGAAAGCCGATCGACATGATCCCCGACCCCGAGCACCTGACCGTCGCCGAATACGCCCGAGCAACCTCTGAGCTTCGAGCACTTCACACCCGCCTAGTCCTGGCCGACCTCGACGCAGCACGCAAAGCGATCGCCCGCCTGAAGACCATCGAAGGCAAGATCGAGCAGAAGCGACACGCGAACACCGTCGCCGCCCGCTACATCAGAACCGCCCGCCTGGCCGACATGATCGCCGGTCATCGCGAGATCATCCGCTACGACGAACCCGAAGAACTCGGCAGGCAGCGACTGCTAGCCGCAACGGCTGAGCGCTTCCCCAGCAAAGACCCCAACGGCAACGCGCCCGGCAAGGAACCAGCAACCCGCGGCGCGGGCAACCTCGATCAAGGCGAATCGGCGCACGGCACGCACAACCGCTACCAGCGCCACGGATGCCGCTGCGAAACATGCGTCGAAGCCAAAAGCCGACGAGACGCCGCCTACCGGGCACACAAAGGGGCGAAAGCAGCATGACCCGCTACAGCCCCGAAGCGCGGGCAAGCAGGATCGAACTCGCGGCCGCAGCAAAAGCCGACCGCGCCGAAGCGCTCACCAGCGAAATCGAATTCCTGGTCATGTGCGGCGAAGGCGAAGGAGAAATCCTGCGCAAGACCAGCTACCACGGCAAACCCGACGCCCTCAAAAGGCAGCTGCACCGCATCGGCAGACCCGACCTGATCCCCAGAATCTTCGAACACGAACAAATGAACCTCGAAAGGCTCGGCAAGATATGACGACCCCGGCACGCGACACCCCACGCGGCAGACCCCGAAAAGCTGCGCAGGCGGCGTTTCTGGCCCGGCTTCGCGATAAGGGCCTCGGTCTGGCGCCGATCGTGTCGAAGCCTTCGAGCAAACGACCTGCTGCGCGGGCCGCGCTGGGGGCGCCTGTCGCCGTTCCTGGCCTTCAAGGTCCAATCACCCGCGAAACGCCCTTGAAGCCCGCAGATCGGCTTACAGCGCCGCCGAGCGTCGGGCAGGTCTTCGAGTTTGTGGTCGATGCGCCGTGCGAGTTCCTGAACGCGAACCGTGACAAGGCCGGGCATTGGGCACCGAAGGCGGCGAAGGTGAAGGCCTGGCGCGGGGCGGGCTACCGGGCGGCTGTCCGCGCCGCCCTTCCGGTGGGCCTGGCCCGCGTGCAGGTCGACTGTTTCGTGCGCAAGCCGATCGCGAACAGGTTCGACCCGGCGAACTGGGCGCCGACGGCGAAGGCCGTGCTCGACGGGATGGTGAGCGACTACGGGCTGACGGAGGACGATAACCGGCACTTCGTGACCGGGCCGTTCATGCATGACGGCGGCAAGGGCGAGAATGCTCTAACGGTTCGGGTCACGGTGCTTGCATCATCGTGATATCTGCATTAGGTTTGTTCTAACAGTTCAATCAATAGTAAGGATCTGATCATGTCCAACTTCGGAATGTCCTTCCCCGCGATCAGCGGCGGCGTCGTCACACAAGGCCACGCCGACTACTGCGCAGCCCACGGCCACGCAACGCACACCGTCCACAAGCAAGACGGCACCGTGCACTTCGTATCCCCCAACTGCCCCCGCTGCGGCGTCAGCATCCGCGCCGAGTTCGACATGGCGAAGGCCTGGCAGTTCATCGTCGACAGCTACGACGGCAACCGCGCCAACTACTCACCGACCCGCCGCGAATGGACCGAAGACGAGATCCTTGCCTTCGTCGCCGAGCACCACGTCGACGGCATCGACGCCGTCAGGACCGGGAAGTAGTGGCACCCCGCCCGAAGCAGGCCGCGATCAGCGCCCTGTTCCTGGCGGCGCTCGACGCCCCTAGCAGGGTCGACACTGCCGCGTTCGACGAATTCCAAGCCCGCGTCATGGAACCCCTACGCGAAGCAATCCGCAACAGCTAACCCACTCGCCCGCCAGCCAGACAACCGAAAGCAGACCATCATGACCCGCATCATCAAGCTCGAAGCAACGAACTTCAAACGCCTGAAAGCCGTCGAGATCACCCCGACCGGCGACCTGGTCGTCATCAGCGGCAGGAACGGGCAAGGCAAGACCAGCGTGCTCGACGCGATCACCGCAGCACTCGGCGGCACCAGCGCGAAAGCCCTGCCCCGCCCCATCCGTGAAGGCGCGGGCAACGCCGAGATCGTCATCGAAACCGGCGAATACAAGATCACCCGCCGCTTCACCGCCAGTGGCTCGACCCTGACCGTCATCGGCGCCGACGGCCTAAAAGTCGCGAAAGGTCAGACCGTGCTCGACGCCCTGCTCGGGCGCCTGTCCCTCGACCCCCTGGCCTTCACGCAACTCGACGAGAAGGCGCAGCTGAAGACCCTGCTCGAACTCGTCGACCTGCCCTTCGACCCGGCGCAGCTTGACGCTGAGCGGGCCGAACTGTTCGAGCGGCGCACCGACGTGAACCGCGAACTGAAGCGCCTGACTGCGCAGGCCGACGCCTTCGATCTGCCCACCGACGCCCCGACCGAAGAAGTCAGCGTGAACGACCTGCTGACGAAGCTCGAAGCCGCCCGAGCGCTCGATCGCGACTACGAAGCCGACGTTCGCGAGCATGCCGAAGCGGTCAATGACGTCGAGCTATTCCGCCAGTCGCTCGCTGAAGCCGAGATCCGCGCTGCGAACGCGAAGGCGCAGCTGTCGAACTGGGACGGCCACGTCCTGAACGAAGCAGCCCTGCTGCTCGATCAGATCCAGCACGCCGAGCAGATCAACGCGCAGGCCCGCCAGCACGCCGCCCTGAAGGCTGTCGTCGAGCAGCAGGCGGATCTCGCCGAAGACGCGCAAGCCCTGACGCAGCAGATCGCCGATATCGACCGGGCGAAGGCTGACGGTCTGAAGGCCGCGAAGTTCCCTGGCGGCTTGCCGCTGGGCTTCGACGATACGGGCGTGCTGCTGAATGGCATCCCCTTCAAGCAGGCGTCAGGCGCCGAGCAGCTGCGCGCCAGCCTGGCTATGGCGATCGCCCTGAACCCGGCCCTACGGGTCATCAGGATCGCCGACGGCTCACTGCTCGACAGCGAAGGCTTGCAGCTGGTCGCGGAAATGGCGACGAAGCACGACTGCCAAGTGTGGATCGAAGTCGTCAGCGACGGCGACGGCTTCGGCTTCATGATCGAAGACGGCGAAGTCGCCGACCCTGACTTCTTCTGATCGGCCCCGCAGTGTGATAGTTTGTTCTAACTGTTAGATCGAACGAAGGGTAAGAACATGAGCAAGCAGCTTGCGGTCGGCGATCAGATCCGCTTCACACTCGGCGAGACCCCGATGACCGGCAAGATCCTATTCGCCTTCGGCCCGAACGCCGCCGCCGTGCAACTCCCCAGCGGCACTGAGATCGTCATCGACCTCGACACCATCAAATAACCCACCCTGGCGGCG